ACTGATATCGGAAATCCAAGAGCATTTCAAAAGAAAATGTATGACCGGAATTACGATATGCAAGCCTACCACTATACTGTTGCTCTTCAGTCTTTATATCCAGACGAAAAGATAGGTAATTTTATTTGGTATGTCCTAGAGACTCAAGATCCCTATGGTTCAGCAGTTTATTATGCAGACGAAGTTGTACTTGAATCAGGCAGAGCAAAACGTGCCCGAGCTATTGAAATTGCCAAGCAACTTTATAAAAAAGGGGAACTTGCAGAGTTCCCTGATTACTCACCTGACAAACCTAAAGAATTTACCCTTTGGGATTGGCAGATAAACAAAAGCCTCAGAATGGAGCAAGAAAATGAGATCCTCAACTAAGCTAACCAAAGAAGTAGTTTTAAAGCACTGTAATATATATGACGAAGAATTCCGGGTATCAGTTCCTGATTCTTCATTCAATCTGCAACGTACTTATGAAGTAGCTGCTGCAGAAGTTCAAAAGAATAAAAGACTTCAGGAATGCAGTATCGAAAGTATTCTTGAGTCAGTAAAGCAGGCATGTTATTTGGGACTCGAGCCGAGTTCAGTAACAGGTGAAGCCTACCTTGTCCCCTATGGTAACAGGTGCACCCTAGTAATTGGATACAAAGGTCAACTCGAATTGATGTACCGGGGAGGTCATGTGACTTCGGTTTGGGCTTATCCTATATATGAATCAGATCTTCCAAATGTTGATATTCAACTTGGCACTAATCCCCAAGTTAAACATTCACCAAGACTTGGAGCAAACCGGGGGGAATTAGTTGCTGTTTATGCCTGCGCAGAAATCCCAAATTCAGATCAGGTTAAATTTGATTTTATGACCCGGGAAGAGTGTGACCGGATCAGAAGTAAAAGTGCAGGAGCACACTCTAAATCTCATCCTTGGAATACAGATTATGAGGCAATGTGCCTGAAGTCTGTGATCAAGAAAATGAGCAAGACAATCAGCAAGAAGCAGAATGTTCATGCTGAACGTCTTAGTTATGCAGCAGTTGCTGCAGAGGATACTGGAGAAGGTCAGACTATAACTTTAGGAACTACTGACTTTCAAACTTTAACCAATCAAGAGGAGACAGAAAATGAGAAAGCAAAAGAGTCAAGTGATGCAGGAAGTGGACAAAGCAGTTCGCCAAGTCCTATTGAGATCGACAAAGAAAATGCCCCAAGTCCAAGGAGAAGGCCACAATCCAAACCAAAAGAAAAGGTTCCGCAAGAAGGATCTGAGAGCAGCACTGAAGAGAGTTCAGAACATAGAACTCGACTCTCAGCAGCGTAGGGATGCACTCAACGTTTATCTTTTAATGAAAAATTCTAATGAGGGAATGCAGGTTGTCAACGAAAAACAATCTGCTATTGACGAGGATCGAGCAGATCGTATACGTCAGTTCAGGAGGGATCAAGAGCAGTTTGATATGTACAACGATCCTGTCATGAACTACTCGGGTCTAAGGTAGCTGATAAAGGAAAAATGAGTAATAGCGTAACTGAGGCCGATAAATTCTTTGAGGATAATTACAAGGAAGAAGAGTGGTCAGAAATAAACAGGAAAATGAAAGAGGGTTCTGGCGAAGAGACGGACGAGAAAACTATGAGTAAAAAAGGTGTTAAACAGTGGGACGCACAAACTCAAAGTTACGTTGTGCTAGGGGAAGGAATGAGTCCAAAAGAGACAGGTGAAAAGATTAATGAGCACGAACAAATCCTTATAGAAATGAGGAAGGAAATAAGTGCTCTTGGCTTCACAGTATCACAGCATCAAAGTTATTTCGAGTTGCTCCAAAAGTTATCAGAGCAGCAGAAAATAGAAATCGTTAAAAACTAGAATTAAGTAGGTTTTAAAATGATATGCAAGGTGTGTAAAGAGGAGATTGTTAATCCTCCTGGGAAGGTTCAAAAAAGGAAAAAGTACTGCTCAGATAAGTGTGCAGATTTCAACATGAAAAAATATCAAAAATTCTATTGGCATTCGCATGCTAAGTGGGTTCCAAGGAATTATGTGTTCTAGCTTAACGTGGACAATTATACACCCTTAAACGTTCCAAACGGGTCCACAGAAAAGGGTGACGTTTGACTAACAGGTTGCCGTTATAATTAACAGAAAGGAAGGTGATAATGTTGGCAGAAAAGAAGAAGAATCCGGGTAGACCCTTTAGTCTTTTTAAGCATTCAACTAGGGGTAGACCTAAAGAGAGTATTCAGAGAGCATTTCTGTTCTATTTAAAATACTCAAAAGCACGTCATGTTCTTAAGGTTTGTCAAGAACGTGGTATAACTATAACTCAATACTTCGATGATCTAGTTTCAACGGATCTCGAGTCAAATACTATTAGGAAGGAAAAATAAAATGGCAGGTAGAACTATTTGTAATATGTTTAATAATCCACCAGACGAGTCCACAGGAAGAGACGAATATTTCTCGGGTCAGTGGCCCTTTGGTGGAAAGATAATGCTCTGGCCTCGGAGTGTAAAGAACGAGAAGGGTGACTGGGTTGCCCCTCCTGAAAATCAACCCCAGTGGCAACTCAAGTGGTATCCAGATTCTGAAGGTCTCTGATACCTTTTAATTTTAAACTCACGGATGAGGAATTCATATGCTCAAGGAAGAGCAGCCCAAACAACAAGACAGTTTTATAAAGCTGTTCCGCAAAGCAAAGAAGAATCCTCTATTCAAGAAGCCCCTGACATTTCATTATTTCACCTACTGTTTAATCTCAGCCTGGTGGTCTGATGAACCTACCAAATTTAATCTTGGTGGGGTTGAAGTCCTTATCCGCAAGGGTGAGTTTGCCACAACACTCAAAAGGTCTGCTTATGAAACTGGTCTATCAATTCAGAACGTTAGGACCGCAATTAAGGCTTTAAAGCTAACAAACGTTCTAACAGAGGATCTAACAAGGGGTCTAACAAACGGTGGAAGGGTCTTAAAGGTCTGTAAATACTCGGTTTATCAAGCTCAAAAAAGTGAAGCTAACAAACCTCCTAACAGACCCTCTAACAGACCCTCTAACAGACTAAGAAAGAAAGTTAAAGAAGAAAGTAATAAGAAACCCCCTTATATTCCCCCAAGGGTAAATGTGGGAAAGGATTTCAAAGATAATCACAGATCTAAGATTAGGAATTCTGGTCTATTCAGGCAACTAATTAAAAGTTATCTCAACATAGAACAAAGCGACACAACTCTAGATAAAAGGATCAATGAAAAATATAAAAGCAACAGAACTGCTTCAGAAGCAAAAGAAGAACTCCAACGAGAAGGATGTAACCAAGGACGTACTCCAGTGGGCAGCAGTCCGGTCCAAGAACGTCCGGTTATTCAGGATGCAGACAACAGGAATACCCGACGGGAAGGGAGGGTTCAGAACAAACAACGAAAAGGGAGCACCTGACTTCCTTGGGGTCTATCTACTTGCAAAGATCCCTGTACTGTTTGCATTTGAAATCAAATCTCCAACAGGAAAACAAAGTGGTACGCAAAAGACTTGGCAGGAAAGAGCAGAAGAATTCGGAGTCAGTTACTTCCTTATCAGATCTTGGGAAGAAGCAGAAAGTGCGATCCAGAAACTCCACAAACAGCACCGAGGAAAAGTTGCTTGGGGATTCCTCGGAAACAGATACCCCGAACACATTGAACTCGACAAGAAACTTTGGGCAAACTTTAAGAATTCCTCCGGGGAAGTTAAAAAAACAGTTAAGCCAAGTGCTGTCCCAAGTCCAAAAAACAAGAAGCACCCTGACAAAGTTCAAGACAACCCGGGAGGCTGAAGAGTTTGAAGCTGAGCTCAAGAAGTATCTTCCTGAGAATATCGGAGTATTTATTATCCGAGAAAAAGAAGTAAATACCTATGAGATAATTTACAGGACGAAGGAAGACAAGCAGCTTGAAGAGAGAAGAATTAAACAGTTTCAAAGAGCATTCATAAATCGTTTGAAAGTTGATCAGGATATCCAGCATGAAATCAAAAGAGCAGAACAAAGAGCCTACTTCGCTAAAAAAAACAAAGCAGACAAGCGAAGGAAAGAAGCTCAAGAGTTTGAAAGGTTTAAGAAAGAAGAGGACGCAGGAACTAAAAGACGATCCTGAGTTCTGGTCACAAGTCTGGATGATGTTTGAAAACGGTGCTAATGCACTGACTATTGCTCAAGCATATGACATTCCAAAGATGTCGATCTACAGGTGGGTTAAGGAAGATCCTGAGAAGGAAAAGAAGGTTGAAGATTACAGGCATATGCGGGCAGACGGTTCAGCAGACTCAGTTGCACAAAAGGCAGACAGACTCGAGGAAGTGTTTGAGCAACAGATATCTGAAGGTAAACCAAATCCTGCTCTTGGTAACCTGATATTCCAAATGAGAACCTGGGATGCTAAGACAGGAAATCCTGACCGCTATGGAGACAAAAGGAAGTTAGAAGTGACTCAAGAAACTAGGGTTCAACATGTGCAGCAACTCAGAGATTTGAACAAAAGAAAGATCAGAGATATTACTCCGACAAAGAAAGCACTAGAAAATAATGAGGAATAATAGTGTATAGTCCCGGGTTATTTATCAACCTGAAGAAGGAGAGATATGAAAACCGATTCAAGAATAGTAAAGATTCTGCTGATTACTTTGATAAGCATGTTGACGTTAGGCATAGGCTTTATACACTCAAGAGCAGCGGAGAATGAAGAGTATAACCTGAAGTTCTATACTAAGGATATTAGGGAAATGTGGTGGGCTTGTTCGCTAGAGTTTAGGAACCTCATGCCTACTGTCAGAGAGAGGACTAGGATCTATCTGTGTGACTGTTATGTCGATCATATGAGAAAGACTTATACACCTGAAGAGGTTAAGGCATTGACCAAAGAACAGGCAAGGACACTAGGTTTAAGCATGAGAGATAAGTGTCCAATACCAAAGGCAGTAATACAAACATAGTCTGCTCCCACATGCGTCCCTGAGATCCTCACGCACGAGAGGCTTTTACAGAAGGATAGTGCAGCTTATTAGTGCATTGTTTATCAAGCATAGTTAAACCACCCTAGTAATGCCAAGGGGGCAGAGGGGTGGAGAGCAGTATGTAACGGGTGCTGTCAGGGGTGAGGGTGTGAAAAACAGGGATATAATCTATATGTACGATAACGATAGAAATCGAACATATG